CTGTGGAAATTATTCTTACCAGTGGGTTCCAACGCCGGGGAAAGAATCATTTTTTTGGATTGTGCCGGAGATTTGATCCGTGGTACCTTTTATCGAAATTGTCCCGGGAATCAGAGATCAATATAAAAGCTACGGTAAAAAATATAGTGGAATATATCTACTGGAATATGGATTACAGCTCCTGCTTGGAAGATGGATGGGAAGAGCTATTGGAAATCGAACTATCGGATTGTGAAACGGATGCGGAAATTGAAGATTATATTAAGGAATTCGCAAAAAAACGTAATGTTGATATAGGCCATTATGAAGCCTGGGAATGTATCGAAAAGGATTATCCTGCCGGTGCAAAGCGGATTGTAAAAATTTTTGAAACCTGCATAAAACCTAAAATTCCGAAGGGGTGAGACTTTGGATGATATTGCGCGAACTGCACACAACCGAGATTGACTGTTGGATAAAGGAACATCACTATTTGCATTCTACCCCTGCTGGTGCCGTCCTACGCCTTGAATTTTTAAATGACCAAAATCAAAGGGTAGGCGGAATGATGTGGGGGCGTCCCACAAGCCGCAAACTAGATCAACAGCACTTACTACAATTAACACGCATGTATTTTGTGGACGACACAGAGCCCTACGCAGAAAGCAAAGCCCTTGCGATGGCTAGGAAATACATACGTAAACATTTGCCACGGGTGAAAGGCTTAATAACGTATGCCTCGACCGGAGAGCACCACGAGGGAACCGTTTATGTAGCGGACGGCTGGTTTGAGATACAGCGCACAAAGGGAGGCGGAGATTGGGAGAGCCGAGCAGGGCGTAAAAACAGAGACATGAGCGGAAAGATTAAATTTGCAAGATCACCTTGAAAAGGAGTGAACAACCATGATCAAGCTTGACCCCGGCAAGCTCGCCCTCCAAATAATTTGCACCAGTCATATTCACGCAAATATTCTGTGCAGATTGCGCTTCATCGTAGTCAAGTCGGTTGCAGGTGTCAAACATTGCCCGATCTCTCCCGGCTACTGCCCTATATGCAAATATCGCTGTTTGCAGCGAGCAGGCGTTTATGAGCGAGCGCGCGAGGGCTGGGAATACTATGGCATCACAATTCCGCCCGCAGAATCCCACCAAAAAATAAAGGAGTGTAACAAATGACAACATCCAAAGAATATTGCGATGTGATCTGCGACGCTATTAATACATATGGCCGAGAGGCACAGACGGATATGTGCGTTGAGGAGTGCAGTGAACTAATCAAGGCCTTGCTTAAATTCCGGCGCTTGCCGCTGGAAGAGAAATTAACATCAAAGGGCCAGAAGGTTCTGGAAAATATCCAAGAGGAGATCGCAGATGTGCAAATCATGCTTTGGCAAATGGAATTGCTTTATGGGTATGGGTGCACGGAACATGAAATTGAGCGGAAGATAGATCGGCTAAAAGAGAGAATAGAAGCAATTAGAAAACCACATCAGGAGGCGAGCGGGGAAAAAATAAAAAGGGGGTGAATATTAATTGGTTTTAAAAAAAGACCTTGATGGATACAAAAATATTGATAAAAAAATATCAGCTCTAAAATTGATGATACAGAAACGACAATGCGAAATAGTTCATGATTCTGTAAAAGGCTCATATATAGACTATCCATACACTTCTCATTCTGTATCAATCTATGGCGTTCGTCCCGATACGGATAGGATGATTAGAAAGTGGAAATCGGAGATAATAGCGCTTGAAGCCAAGAAAGAAGAAGTTTGCAACTATGTAGATGCGATTAAGAATAGTAGAATCCAAACCATCATGTTTTATCACGTTTTGAATGGTATGGATTGGGATGAGGTTGCTGCCGCAATGGGCCATCATGATTCAAAAGACGCTTTACGCATGGCCTATACCCGTGAAACAAAAAAATTAAAATAAATTTTCGTAAGCGTTCGTTTTGTTCACAATGTTCGTTTTGTTCGTTTATAATGAATAATGGAGAACGTGTAAAACGAATTCCCTTTCACCTCTTTCTCCTTCGCCGCCTTTCCCCGGGGCGGTAATACCGGGGACTATCGTGGGGCAACAGGTCGAGACCGGGTTCGAATCCCGGAGCCCCACCAAAAACCTTGATTGCCGAAAGGCTGACTTGCGCGGGGAAGAGCAACGCGAGGCTCCGCCGGAGGCCAGTATTCCGGCAACTAAACCAATACCAGCGGACTGCCCGGTTGAGGAGAATAGTCCACTTGTCATATTTAAGAACTAAGGTATTAATTCGATATTGCCCAATCCGTAAATCCCTGATTGATGGCCTACTGTGCCAGACCAACAAAATTTTATATAATTAGCTTGGTTTAAAGCCAGCTCCTTTTGCGTAACAAAATCATCCGCAGTCATAGTAATTGTCTCTTTTTTTACGCCGTCAAGTTCAATATTTAAAATAAATTTTCCTTCCACGTATGAATCATCAACATGGCCCATATAAAATACCATTTTAGAATATTTCTTTTCTAGATTGAATTTTACACCCTTTTCATTCGACCAGCAATTCATTGTAAATCCTTTTGAAAAATCTTTACCACTCATTCTAAAGGTTTCATTTTCATATTTCTTAAATCCGCTATCAGGGTCAAATGGTTCTATATTTCCTATTAGATCTATCTTTGATAATGGCTCTGAATTTAACGAATCTTTATGTTCTTCCGGTTCCATAGTATTAGCATTTAAAGCTTCTTTCGAGTTGTTTCTTAGATCATCATAAGCTTCTTTCAGTTCATTATACTGCTGTATTAAAGCAGTTATAGCATCAGAATACGATGCATTATTATTGATGACGATTGAAGAGGATACGTCATTTTTGATCATGTTTTCAATTTTTGAGTTATAGACCGACGATGTACCCACTACAGATACTATCGCCACAACTACAGCTTCAACTACGCCACATGCAGCAATAATGATTTTCTTTGTCTTATTTGTCACTATTCTCTCCCCTATCCACATATTTGTTTTTAAAAAGATTATATAAATATAATTATGGAAAATCAAGCAGATAATTGCATTTTTTGAGGTGGTGAGATGCCCAATGAAGACAATCTAAAAGGTCACGGCTTCCATGAACGAACCGCGAGTGAACAGCGAGAGATTTCCGTGCTGGGTGGTAAAGCTTCGGGTAAGGTTCGACGGCGAAAAGCAGATTTCCGCAAGACGCTGAATTTGCTTCTGACATCCAAAATAGACAACCCGGAATGGTCCCCCACCCTGGAAGCTCTCGGCTTGGAAAGTACGCTGGAAGCTGCTGTCAACGCTGCAATGATCAAAAAAGCGCTGGCGGGTGACGTTAAGGCATATGAGGCCATCGCTAAATACGCCGGCCAGACAGATAAAACAGACGCTGATCTTGCCGAGCAGCAGATCCGCGCTGACCGTGCTAGGCACGCCAGGGACCAAGAGCTCGGCGACACTGATAATTCTGATAGCATCCAGTCCTTCCTCAAAGCCATGCGGCCGGTGGGGGAAGAACTGGATGCTTTGTTTGAGGAGGGCGACGATGCCGAAGAAACGGAAGAAACCAGCGACATTTAAGTTCAAGCCCTTCTCTGATCGGCAGAAGCGCCTGATCCACTGGTGGCGGCCGGGCTTGCGATCCGCGGCGAACGATTTCGTCGTTGCAGACGGATCAATCCGATCTGGTAAAACGATCGCCTGTATCGTCGGTTTCCTGATCTGGTCGCAAGAAATGTTCTCCGGAGAAAGCTTTATCCTGGCGGGTAAAACGATGGGTGCCCTAAAAAAAAACGTGATCAAGCCCATGCTACAAATCTTGGAAGCTTGGGGATGGCCGCATGAATATATCCGATCCGGATCTGACGCGCATATCGAGATTGGCGCCAATACATATTATCTCTATGGCGCGAACACGGAGGCCAGCCAAGATGCAATGCAAGGTTTAACCGCAGCGGGAGCTTATGCAGATGAGGCCGCTCTCTTCCCTCGCTCCTTCGTTGATCAGATGATTGGCCGTTGCTCCGTAACCGGTGCAAAAATCTGGATGAATTGCAATCCGGAGGGGCCGCATCATTACATCCGGGAAGAATTCCTCCTCAAAGCAAAAGAGAAGCGTGTGTATCATCTGCACTTTACAATGGCGGATAACCTTACGCTCTCTCCTTCTGTCATTCAGCGCTACGAACGCGCATGGCCACATGGCAGCGTATTCTATAAGCGCTTCATTTTGGGACAATGGGTCGCCGCTGATGGTTTAATCTATCAACAGTTCGCAGACCATGTTCAGGATTATCTCATTACGGATGAATGGTTAATAAAAAATCAAATTTCATATGCGGTAATTGGGGTTGATTTCGGAGGCACGAAATCGGCCCATTCTTTTACCCTCACTGGCTTTACCCAAGGGTATCGGCAGGTGATTGCGCTGGATGAGTTTTACTGCAAAAAGCGGCTCAACCCGAAGCAACTGCAAGACGCGTTTGTCGATTTCGTCCGGCGCGCGCAAGCACGCTTTAAGGTGTACGAGGCTTATTGCGACAGCGCGGAACCAACGCTTATTGCAGGTTTGGAGTCTGCCTGTATGCAGGCTCATGTGGCAATTGATATCAAAAATGCAGTCAAAGGTCCGATCAATGACCGGATTGCATTTTACAACAGCCTGATCGCGCAGCACAGATGGAAGATCATGGAGCGCTGTGTGCATATTATCGAAGCGTTTGAGCAAGCAGTGTACGATGAAAAGAAAAAGAATATGGATATCCGGTTGGACGACGGCCTTATGAACGTGGATAGCTTGGACAGCACGGAATACAGTACGGAAAGCGTGCAGCAGGATATCCTGTATATCGCAGCATAAGGAGCTGATCATTTGGACATTTCCGCCTATTTGAAAAAAAGAGGATATTTAACCGTTGACGCCACCTATCGGTCAAAGGTGGATGAATGGCTCGACTGGTATCAAGGGGACGTCAAGGATTTCCACGCCTATAGCGTGTACAACGGTATCCAGAAGGTCGGTGTGCGCCGCGCTTCGCTCCAGATGGCAAAATGCATTGCGGAAGACTGGGCGAATCTTCTGCTCAATGAGCGCGTTGTAATCCACGCCAGCAGCTTTCAAAATCGGCTGGAAGAGCTGCTGCAAAAAAACCGATTTACGGTGCGCGGGAATCAGCTTATTGAACTGGCATTTGCGCTTGGAACAGGAGCCTTTGTGGAATACCTTAGCAGCGACAATGAACCGGTGATCGATTGCATCCGCGCCGATCTGGTACACCCCCTTGCCTGGGATAATGGAGTGGTAACAGAATGCGCCTTCGGCGGCGTCCGGGCAATCCGACAGAAAGAATGTTGCTATTTGCAGCTGCACGTGTTGGACGAAAACGGAACGTATAGCATTGAAAATCACCTCTTCGACAATGAAACCGGCGAGGAGCTATCGTTGGAGGAGTATTGCCCCGATCTCGCGCCGAAGGTTGAAACCGGTTCCGAAACGCCGCTGTTTCAGATTATCACGCCCAACATCACCAATAACTTTGATCTGGATTGCCCGATGGGCGTCTCTGTCTACGCGAACGCGATTTCCGCATTGCGGTCACTCGATTTGGCTTATGACAGCTATACGAACGAATTTGCCCTGGGCCGCAAACGGATCATGGTGCCGATCACGATGGCAAAAATCCAGATGACAAAGGACGGCACAGCGCAGCCCATTTTTGATAGCAATGACGTGGCTTTTTATGCGATGCAGCTTCCCGACGGCGCAACGCAGGAAATCAAGGATATCAGCCCTCCGATTCGCGCCACAGAGCATGAGCAGGGAATCCGGTTGATGCTCAATCTGCTCTCCAAAAAATGCGGCCTCGGCAACGACCGGTATCAATTCGAGGCGGGCGGCGTAAAAACAGCGACCGAGGTGATCAGCGAGAAATCTGACCTCTATCAGAATCTCCGCAAGCATGAGTTGCTGCTTGGCCCTGCGATTGTCGATATGGTGAAGGCTCTGGCCTTTCTGGACGGCGCGGCGGAACCGGATGCGCAAGTATCTTTCGACGACAGCATTATCAACGACGACAACACAAAGCTCGATAATAACATTAAACTAGTTCAAGCCGAACTGAAATCAAAGCTGACTGCTATTATGGAGCTTAACGGGTGCAGCAAAAAGGATGCGCAGAAAGAACTTGACCGAATCGCGGAAGAAAACCGCAGGGTGTCCGGCTCAGACGTGGATCTATTCGGCGCGGAAAGCGGTGAAGATGATGGCGGTAAGAAATCGACGATCGGCTTCTCCGCGCCCGATGAAGAAGATGAAACTGAGGGTGAGGATATATGAATCCATACGAAGCATCCCTGCTTTCCTCTCCCCTATCCGGCCTGTATGCTGATATTGAGGATGATCTGCTGCTCAGTATTGCAAAGCGACTTGCAACAAACATGGAGATCACAGACACAGCCAAATGGGAACTGAAAATGCTCGCCCAAATGGGCGCGCTGCAAAAAGACGCTGTGCGTATCATAGCGCAAAAGGCAGGTATTGCGCCACAAATGCTGGAGATCGCACTGCAATCCGCCGCCAACGATACAATCACACAATTAGAGCCTGGCTTTCGGCAGCTCGTGGAGGATGGATACGCAAAGGCCTCCAGAATACCGCCTGCCAAATCCGCCGCACAGGCTGCCGGAGCTTTTGCAAAGCAGGCCAAAGACAGTTTAAATATGGTCAATACTGTTATGGGGTACAAGGTGAAGCCAGCCTGGACAACGCTGATCAAAGGGGTAGTCGGTTATATCCGGGAGAACGCTGAAAAGCAGCCTGTGCTTGATCTTCTGAACAAGCACACCGGCGCCGTGGTGATCGGCGCTGAGACCCGGCAGCAGGCAGTCCGCAAATGTATCCAAGAGATGCTTGACCGAGGAATTCCCGCGTTTGTGGATAAGGCCGGCAGGGAATGGTCCCCGGAAGCATATGTCAATATGGATATTCGTACAACAGTAACCAATACCGCTCATGCGGCGCAGGACGCACGGATGGAGGCCTATGGCCTTGATCTGTTCGCCGTTTCCAGTCATTCCGGCGCCCGGCCAAAATGCGCAAAGGATCAGGGCAAACTCTTTTCAAAGTCAAATAAGTCCGGCGCCGTAGAGGATCTTCGCGGTAATAAAATTCGCTTTTATCCGCAGTCTTCCTCCAGCATCGGCGATCCTGACGGGTTATTCGGTATCAACTGTGGTCATTTCAAGACACCGTTTATTCCGGGCGTATCCATGCAGCGGTACTTTCCCACAGAGGATCGTGCCGAGAACGACCGAAAATACCGAGAGAGCCAAAAGCAACGGGCTTTGGAGCGAGACATTCGGGCAGCAAAACGCGAATGCGCCGTCTATGACGCACTTGGTGATAAAGAAGCCTTTTCAAAGGCCTCTCTGAAGCTGAAGGAGCGGCAAAACAAACTGGCGTCCTTCACGCGGTCCACTGGACGTACCCGCAGGAGTGACCGGGAACAGACGCATGAATTTGGCCGTAGCATCAGCGGCAAAGTAACTGCTTCCCAGCGGCGCTTTGAACAGGATGTGCAGAAAATAAATGGTACCGAAACGAAAGATGGCTTGCAAGCGAGCATTTCCGTTCATAGCGTCCTGCGAGCTGAAGTCCGCGGCGTGAAGACCGCAGACATACAGGATGCCTTGACGAAGCCTCTGGAAATCAGTAAGATAAAAGAGGACAGTAAGGGCAGAAAAAGCAAGCGCTATATCGGCGAGCAGGCGACCGTTGCGGTCAATCCGGCCACCGGCGTGGTTACAACCGTCTGGCCTACATCTTCTAAACTTCGGGATAAACTAAAAGGAGGCGCGCAATGAAACGGGATTTTACAAAAAAACAGCTTGAACTACTGTCTAAAATGGATCTTCCTTTCGATCCGTCCGGCGAGTTGTCGGAAGAGGAAGAATTACAGATGGAGGAAAGCGTATCCAACTACTTCGCGTTGCACGGGCTTGCCGGAAACGGTGACCAAACAAACCAAACTGGCGAATTGTGCGCCGACATTATGACGATCCTTGCGCAGTAACAGCTGAATACGGAATCAGGCTCACAGTCTTTTGACTGCGGGCTTTTTTCATGCCCAAAACGCACTTACGGCTTAAAACTGCGGGCGGGGCGGCAAGGCCGCAAATAACAGCCGACGGGCTTAAAACGGGAGGTTCAGACCTATGAAACAATTTTTGCACGTCCTCTGGGTGATCTTGTTATTCCCCGTTCTGCCAATCGTAGGCATCCCGGGTGCCGGCGGTAAGGCGGACGGCGAAAAAGACGATGAGGCCACGGACGGCACGCATGCCGGTGAGGGTGACGACGACCCGGACGAAGACGAATCGTCGGAGAGTGATGACGAAGAGATCATCATGAAGCAATCGGAACTGGACGAACTGCTTGATAAGCAATTTCGCAAAGGCGCGCGCAACGCACAGTACAAACAGCGCAAGGCTGCCAAAGAAAAGCCGGGCAAAAAGGACGATGACGACGCGTCCAAAACGGAAGAAAAGGCAGAGGAAAAACTCAAAGCAGCCAACGACAGGCTATTGCGCGGCGTCGTCCGTGAACTGGCTGCCGATCTTCAAATCAGTGCCAAAGGTGCGAAAGCTGCCCTCAAGCTTGCTGGATTCGAGGAGTGCTTCGACAGCTCTGGCGAGCTGGATGAAGACGCTGTGAAGGATGCACTCGAGGACTTCCTGAAAGAATATCCGGAATTCTCAATCCGGCAGGAAGAAGAGGATGTTCCGCCCAAAGCATGGGGCCTGCGGCAGAAAGGCAAAAGCTCAGCAAAGCGCGATGGCGTAGAGGAAGCTTTTGCCGCGCTGAATCCCGATATTAAACTTTAACTGGAGGAATGAACAGTGGCGCACAACAAACAGGAACGCTGGTCCAAGATGGTTGACGCGAAGCTGCGGCAGACGCTTGTGACCAGAGACAAAACAATTTTCAATAACCGTTATGAGGGCAACCCAAAAGCCGGGAAGGTCAAAATCCCGGTGCGGGATACCGAGGTTGAGGTGAAGGCTTATAACAAAAGCACCGGCATCGACCTCAGCGAAGGCAGCACCTCCTATATCGATCTCAACATTGATCAGGATGAAGCCGTCAACGAGCTCATTGATGGTTACGACGCGGCCGCCGTGCCGGATAATCTGATCGCCGACCGTCTGGACAGCGCGGGGTATTCTCTGGCCTTGTCGATGGATCTGAAATCAATCCGCTTGCTCGAAAAAACAGAGGGCGTGCAGGTTGCCGCTACTCGGACAGCGGCTACGGAATCCACGGCATACAAAGAGGCTTTGAAAGCAAAGACGTACCTCTCCCGCGCCGGCGTACCCGCAACAGGCCGCTGGATGCTCGCTTCGCCGGAATATCTGGAAGTGCTCATGCTGGACGATCACTTCATCAAGCAGGGCGACCTCTCTCAGCAGCTTGTCGCCGCTGGCGCGGTTGGCAAGATTGCAGGCTTTCCGGTATACGAGTGCTGCAACACGATGCAGGACGATACGGAGCTGGTCGGTGGCAAAAAGACCACGACGGAATTTATTTGCGGACATCCGGACTGGTGCCATCGCGTGATGGAGTGGCAGGAGCCGGTTGATATCGTATCCCTCAAAGGTTCTGGCAAATTCATCGGCGCGGCCGCCGTGCAGGGACGCAAGGTCTACGGCTTGAAAATCTCAAAGCCCAAAACCGTTTACATCAAACGCACGGAGACGGCCGTCTCCGGTGGCTGATATGGCGTATATTGACCGGGCGGACTACGCACTATTTTCCGGATGTACGGATATCCCGGAGGATTTTGATGCAGTCGCGTCGCGCAGCGAAGATATCATCGACCAGTTGACACAATATCGCATCAGGGCGCAGGGTTTTGACAGCCTTGCGCCTTTTGCAAAAGATCTGGTCAAAAAAGCAGTTTGCGCGCAATGTGAGTTTATCCTGAATTCCGGCGGGCTGGGAAGCGTGAATGGCGGCGAGGCGCAGAGCATGACAATCGGGAAATTCAGCGTATCGGGACCCACGCGGCCGGTCGGATGTGCCGTCTCCCCGCTCGCCATACAATATCTAGCCTTAACCGGATTACTTTATACGGGAATGGATGTGATGACGTGAAACCGATCCCGCGCGCTGTCCTACCGCACACCGTTACGCTAAATATTCCAGGTCAAACGGATACCTGGGGCCGGGAAACGGATCAGTCGATGGGCGCAGAAATCCGTTTTGTTCGCATTGAACCGAGCAGCAAACTTGTGGCAGACGCGCAGAACCAGCAAATTCAGCTCTCCGCGCTGCTCTTTTACGACTGCACGAACAGCATCCCGCGGGGCGTCGATTGGAAACAGGGGCAGCGGATCACCTTTAATAACCAACAATTCACCGTGCAATCCGTGGAGCCGCTTTATGCCGCCCGTGCGCTGCACCATTATGAGATAGGATTGATTTGATGGACTTGGAAATCAACACGGATTCCTTTGCGGTCAAAGCGCAGATCGAGGCGGACATCCAGCGAGTTCTACCAATCCTCTCACAACAGATTTTGCAAGATTGCAATTACTTCTGCAAGCAAGATCAGGGAGGCCTCATAGCGAGCAGCCAAACGGCCAGCAACTTTGAGGAGGGGACGCTGATCTGGAACACGGTATACGCCGTTATGCAGTATTACTTGGGCGCAACCAGCACGGACATCAACGCAAACGCCACAAAAATGTGGTGTCAGGCCGCATACGCGCGATTTGGCTCAGACTGGGAGACGCTGCTGCAAAAATTGCTTGAGGAGGGATAGCGTGGAACCGCAGGCCGCATTTTTAAACGATTTAATTACGCTGGTCAATCAATTTGGCCTGTTCGCGCCTGTGCGAATCGGTCAATTGCCGATTACACCCGGCATCAGCGTGGAGATCAACAGCGGGCACGTCAGCGATGTGTATTATGACCGCTCCGCGATCCACGAACTCCCGCTGCTCTGGCTGTGCAAGCACCCGGATCAGTTGACCGCATACAACACTTTGCTCACCACCGGGAACCGGTTATTATCCCTCCCCTCCTATCCGGACGGCGAAGCATACCGGTGGCTGGGCCTAGATGTGACCAATGAGGCTGAATTCGTGACGAAGCAGGAAGATGGCCAGTACATTTACAGCATGATTGCTGTCGCAAAAATCTATTTTTAGGAGGCAATGTCGTGGACATTGATATTAACTATGACCTAATCGCAGAGCTTGATACATCCGAAGCAAGCGCGTCGGATCCAGTCTGGAGCGATATGGGCACGATCACCAAAAACTTGAGCACTGCCCTCAATGAGGTACTTTATCAGGCAACTTATTACAAAGATAAGGGCTGGGGCAGCACGGAAGTTACTGGCGGGCAGTTCACTGTAACTGTGACTGGCGACAAAAAGCCTGGCGATCCGGTCAGTGATTACCTGACCGCGCCAGAGCGCATGTATGCCTTTGGGGCCGCGCGGAAAACGAAGCTGCGCATCCGGCATAAGAGCGACGCAAAGGCCATCGTCTGGCCCGTCACGCTCGCCAACATCACCGAGGGTCACGGCGACGCAAACCAGCCGAACGCCCTGACCATTACAATCCACGGAAACGGCGCTCCCACCTTTGAGGACGTGTCCGCGTCCGCGAAATAAGGAGGTCTTCTCATGGGTTATCAGGTTGGCCGCAGCAAGCGGATTGAAGAAACGCTCGATCTGGTCGATTCCGAAGGTATTGTGCAACATACGGTTCCAGTGGCATTGAACACCTCTGACATCGCGCGGCAATACCGCGCGCAATATCTACATCTTATCAAAGTGCAGCAGGCGTATGCTGCGCTTCGGCAGGCACAAGGCGAGGAAAAGGCCGAGGCCGTGGAGAGGGCTGAAGAAACACTCGGAGAGGCTGTCCTTGGCCTTTTCCGCCTTGTGTTTGGAGATGAGGGTCTCCAGCAGATTCTCAGCTTTTACGATGGCTGCTATATTGAGATGCTGGAAAACATCCTGCCCTTCTTGACACAGGTCGTGGCTCCTGCGGTGCAGGCGGACGCCGCTCAGCGAAAACAACGAATTGCGCAAAATTACGGCATTTCCAAAGCCCGGAAGTGGAGGCATTGACGTGTTCTCCCTCTACCAGAGGCCCGTATCTCGTTACGGCGGATATCGTCTGAATTTGTCATTTGACCGGGTGCTGCGCGTCCTGGCCTTGCTGGAGGAACCGGAACTCGACGATGCCGATAAAGTAGACCTTGCTTTGCGGCTTCTCGTGATGAATAAACGAAAGCTTTTGCGGTTAAACCCTGTGCAAAAAATGGAACTCTACGAGGGAATCCTGCGGGACTGTATCGCTGATCAATCGCATCCTGTGGCAAGCCGGGAACCAAAATGCTTCGACTTTGCACAGGATGCGGACGTGATCTATAGCTCCTTTTGGCTGGATTACGGCATTGACCTTCATGACCAGATCGGCCGCATGCACTGGCGCACCTTTACAGCTCTGTTTAGCGGCCTATCCGAGCGCACCAAGATGCGGGAGATTATGTCCATCCGGCGCAGGCCTCTCCCAGAGCCGACCAAATACAATCAGGAAACAATCCGCAATCTGATGGAACTGAAATCTGTCTATGCCCTGCACGGCCCTGGGGGAACCGATTATCAGGCGGGCCTCTCAGAGCTTTACGGCATGCTGGAACGGCAGGTGGTAAAGAAGTGACAGATATCCGCTGCCCCTGCTGTAAAACGGCACATCGCCCGGGGAAATTACTTCTCCGGGCAGATGTCGTTAAGGGCGAAATCAAATGCCCCCGCTGCGGGGCAATTATCAAGCTTGATCATCCAAAGACAGAGCCGATCGCCTCATCGCCCCGTTCGCGGTAGAGAGCCAGCGCCTGCTTAATATAAGGCAGGTGCATTTTTGTGGCCGAAAACAAGGTGAAATATTACGTCCGGATCGATGATAAATTCGTCGAGGCGGACATGAAGGATGCGGAAAAAACCGTCTCCTCCTCCGGCGGCAAATTGGTCAACGCCGGTAAGAAAGTCGCCGCCGGTGTTGGCGCAGCGTTTGCAGCCGTCGGTACTGCTACCGCAGGCATCGGTATCGCGGCGGTCAACAGCGCCACCGACATGGACAAGGCGATGAACCAATTTGCTGCATCGATGGGAATGTCGAAAGATGCAGCCGCTGAATATCAGGATGTGCTGGAGGGTATCTACGCCAATAACTACGGTGAGGATTTTGACGATATCGCCAGCGCTATGGCCGACGTTACAAAACAATTAGGAGAACTGGATAACGCCAGCCTGCAAACCGTGACCGAATCTGCCTTTGCTCTGCGGGACACCTTTGGATATGAAATCCCAGAATCCACCCGAGCCGCAAAGGCCATGATGGACAATTTCGGCATTTCCGGCGAAGAGGCCATGAGTTTGATCGCCGCTGGCGCACAAAACGGTTTGGACTACTCCGGAGAGCTGATTGACAGCATCAACGAGTATTCCGTCCAATTTTCAAAGCTGGGGCTGGACGCCGACGACATGTTCAGCATTTTTCAAAAGGGTGCGGATGCGGGCGCTTGGAACCTCGATAAAATCGGCGATGCGGTCAAAGAAATGTCCATCCGCGTGATTGACGGCTCCGACACAACAGCGGAAGGCTTCGCCGCAATCGGATTGAATGCTGACAAAATGTCAAAAAAATTCGCCGCGGGCGGTGAGACCGCCAAAAAGGCGTTTAATGAGACAATCCGTGGACTGGCCGATATGAAAGACCCGATTGCGCAGAACGCAGCTGGCGTCGCTCTATTCGGCACGATGTGGGAGGATCTCGGTCCGGAGGTCGTCACGCAACTTGCCGATATTACGGGCGGCTCCTACGATGCAGCAAACGCGATGGAGGGAATCAAATCCGTCAAATATGATGATCTTTCGTCCATGCTGGAAGGTGCAAAGCGTAGTCTGGAGCTACTGCTCATTCCGCTTGGCGAAAGCCTGATTCCACTGCTGACCACCGTCATCGAGGCACTGCTCCCATCCATCGAATCAGTACTCCCAATTATCTTAGATTCTGTCGAAAGCTTTCTGCCGCCGATGCTGGAGCTTGTGGAAGCGCTGTTGCCGCCTCTGCTCGGTCTGTTTGAATCCCTGACCCCGGTCATTGGCGATCTGATGGGCAATCTGATGCCGGTGCTTGTCTCCCTCTTTAACCAGCTCTTGCCGCCTGTAACGAAGATTATCTCTGAACTGCTCCCGCCTCTACTTGAACTGTTCAATGCCCTGCTCCCTATCATCAGCACCCTGCTGGGACTGTTGGATCCCGTCATCAGCCTATTTGAAACGCTGCTCGTCCCTATCGCTGATCTTATGGAACTGGCACTTACGCCCCTAATTCGGTTAATCTCCGAACTGGTCCAGATCGCTATTTTGCCTCTTAAAAATCACCTAAATGTGCTCGGCTCCGTTTTTGGAGATATTTTCGCATCCATTGCGGGGACAGTGAGCAAACGGCTGAATGCGGTGATCAGCATCTTTCGTAATCTAATCAGTTTTATCAAAAATGTTTTTACCGGGAACTGGCGTGGTGCCTGGGACAATGTCAAAAATATTTTCAAAAGCATCTGGGACGCCATCAAAGAGAGCGTCAAGTTTCCAATTAATTTCATTATTGATGGAATCAATAAATTCATCAACGGGATCAACAAAATCGAAGTCCCCGAGTGGGTCCCTCTTGTCGGCGGCAAGGGCTTTCACATCCCAAAAATCCCGCGTTTGAAAGTGGGGTTAGACTACGTGCCCAGCGATTGGTATCCCGCATATCTGGACCGTGGCGAGCGTGTCCTGACAGCCGAGGAAAACGCCCAGTATACGGCGCTCGGCGGGCTTTATGGCATGATGAACGCAATTGCTCCGCGGGATACCGCAGCGCCCCCTGTTTTTTATATCTACCTAGCTGGCGACGCTATTATGGATAGCCGCCGGGTCGGAAATCTGGTACTGCGAAGCATTGATAGTGTGGTGAAAAGCAATGGCGGTTAAATGCTACATCAACAAAATCGAATATCCCATGCTGGGCGATGCGGAAATCACAGATCATGCAGCAGCCTCCTCGGAAAGCACTATCTCGGTGGATATCACCGGCCGCCCCGAACCGCGCGCATTTGACACAGTCTATCTGTTTGATGATGCGGGACATCTCCTTTATGGCGGCGTGTGTGGAATCCCGAAATCCCCCACTTGGAAAACACCGTACGAAAAACCGATTTATGAGCTGACGGTAAACAGCATGAATCACTTGCTGACACGCCGGTTCGTCAACAAGGCGTGGGCAAACAGCTCGCTGTATGAAATCATCATAGAGATTTACGATAATATCATCGCAGCGGAAAATATCGCGTTGGGTACAGTGTCCTCCTCTCTTTCCGGCCTCCCAAAGCAAAAATATATCGCTCCGGACATGACGGTTTACAACGTGCTCAACGAGATCGCAGGGTTGGTCGGCGCGACTTGGAACATCGAAGTAAATACCGCCAGCACGCTGCGGGAATATCTCGGCTATACCTCTACCCCGCTGCAATTCTACGCAGGCACGTCCGGGCCGCTTCCGGCAATTACGCCCTACGAGTTCTATGACACGCCGGTTTTCAAGCCCTTCCGTTTTGTATTCCTGGTGCGTGAGGATTTTCCGACCGCCAAGCCGCCGGAAAGCTGTCGAGACATCCAAAAGTCCGTTGAAGCCTATAGTATGCGCACCGTACAAACGGTAAAGGGTGCCACCGGCATCACGGACCCGCAAACCGAAACACACATCTACAACGCCGAAGATGGCAAGATTGCCGTTGCGTGGCCGGTTGTCGAGCAGCCCACGATCCGGGTTAACGGCAAGCTCGCGACAGTTGGCATCAGCGGAATCGACAACGATAACGTAAGCAAGCAATGGCTGTTTGCCTATAACTCCGCAGAAATTGTTATCAATGATAAATACGAACCTGCGCTGACAGGCGGCGAAACAGTAGAGATAACCTATCGAGGTTATTTCTCCCTGCGGGTGCGGCTGTCCAATGTGCCGGTTATCCGACAGATTGCGGCACAATCAAATGCCTCTGGAATCGTTGAGGAAGTAGAAAGCAACGATCGCTATAGCACGGCTGCGGAGCTGGTCTCCTACGCTGCAAACCGGCTCTACTCTTACGCTGACGCGGAGACAACTGTGACGCTGACCGTGGATTCGATGCGCAGTACGGAGCCATTTACGCTATGGCGGCTTGATTGGCCCGAACTCCACATAACCGGTGAATATGTTGTTGTAGAGCGCACATTGTTCCTCAGCAGATGGCAGCATGTAGAGGTAAAGCTGAAAGACAAGGGCTATCTGACTGCTTACGGCAAAACATTCCTGCGGGACTACGCAAACAGTCCGACCGATATTCGCGATACAGATATTGTCATCGGGTCCGTCATGGCCGCAGACGCGCTTGCGCTACAGGCCACCTATGCTATCCGCACCCCGCTGTGCTGCTTCGCAGACGATGGGCAGCCCTGGATATGGGGAGGTGAATATTATGCCGGCCATTAAGGCCTCTGCAACAGGCAGAATCGGCGATGAAAATTATACAGGTGTTATCACTAAGACCGTGCTGGATGCCCTTAACGGTATATTCATGACAGACACGCTCCGCCTGTCGCTCAAACCAACGCACATCGCGCTCGGCTCAGGGACAGCGACGGCCACAAAATATGACACTGCACTAGAACATGAGATTGCCCGTTATCCGCTGACGCAGCTCACGCAGGCAGCCAATATCACTACTGCGCTGGTCAATCTGCCTGTTTCCGGCGCAGACATCGAGGCGGCAGAGTTCGGTGTGTTTGCAGGAGATATTATGCTCGCACGGGCGAATGTGGCGATCAGTAAAAACAGCAATAGCATCCTCAATCTGCTTTGGATGCTGACGATACAGGAGGTTTGACATGTCATTACTGGATCGATGGGTAGCTAACACAAAGCGGGTGTTGGCAAAGGATAAGAACACTGGATCCGAATATGAGTTCGAAAGTATTTTCCCGGATGGTGCTCCGGACGGCACCGCTTTCAGCGCTGAGAACATGAATAAGATCATAGATGCAGTTAACGGCCTGGATGAAAGCAAAGCCCAACCCTCCGGCATCGCCACTCTGGACAGCAGCGGCAAGCTTGCGCAGATGCCCACGGCGGCGGATGTGGGGGCGATGCCGTCAATGCTTACGGATATCATATATGTTGATCAGGCAGATCCAGTGCCGCATTACGATAACCTTAACAACTATATCACGCCGGGTCAGCGTGTCC